ATTGCTGGAGATTCCACACAGCGTGCCAACATTAAAGTGTTTTGCTCCGCTGTGTTTTTTGCTTTCTTTGCAACGATTTGGCTGTCCATGCCGTTAGGTAAACGCATCTTAACGGTTGTACCATCACCAATGATGTACTCCAATGGAAATTTGGCGTCATGGGTTACTTCTCGGTTTTTAAATGTGTCAAGCGTAATGATCACGTCATTAGAGGCTTTACAGGACATACAAGCAACTTGGTATTCACGGTTATTGCCGTAGGTGGCTTCAATGATCTTCAAGAAAAGAATGTCACGGTCACCAATAATTAGGTTTTCAATAACCGAAGGGTTTTCAGCAACGATTACAGACCCTACGGATACAACAGCCCGTTTAAGCAGAAACGTCATGTACTCGGCGTACACGACGTTCCTACTATCCATAGATGCTAGGGACTCTTCATCAAAGCCATTGAGTTCACGAACTTTGGCTTCGGTTTCCCATGAGTTAGTTTCTTTATTAAAAACTCCACGAATAAGTTCAACACTTGTTGTGGGGGCTTCTTTAATCTCAGGTACCTTTTCACTAAGAGCGGCATTGAGTGCGTCAGCCTGTTGCTTTTGATCCATCTTATTGTGCTCCTAATTTAAGTTTTTAATTACTTGCTGGCGAGGTCTTCTGTTCCATTCCAGTCAATGTAGAAACCTTCGTGGTGTACTGTCATTGACTGAATGAGGATACCGTTGTCTCCTGCGTTCAAGTCGGTGAGAGCGTACGCACCAGGCCATGCATTGTAAAGTTTGAATTGGAACTTAACATTACCAGGAACTACAGGCTTTGTGTCGCCAGTTGCGCCACCGTCCCATTGGTAATTAAGTCCAGACTGTCCAGCAACTTCTGAAGCCGTATGTGGGTGGTCATAAACTTTAACTAAAATGTCACAGCGATAATCGCCAACGCCATTAGCAAGTCCTGGTTCACCAGCAACGCCCCCACCCAACCAAGCATGGAGGAACTTTTGCCACTGGAACAGTTGTCCTTGACCACTGAAGGCACCACGTGCAAACGAGACAGGAGCAAAGTCTGACTGTGCCACCATCTTGTGTGGGTGGGTGTTCATGCCACCTTCACGGTATGAGATGATTTCGTTAGTTACTGAGATACCACTTACTTGGGCAAACCCAAGTTCGCCAATTTGGCTGATGTAGTTGGAAAGGTTTCCACCTGCCACCTTTGGAATGATCTGGACACGAAACTTAAAGTTTCTGAGTGGATCAGTGCGAAGTGTTGTTACGGTCATGTCTTAGATAACTCCTTGAATTAGAGGGTTCCAGCGGAGCCGTTGCCAGCCCACTGTGTGAGGTTGATTACAACGAATTCGGCTGGATACTGCAATGCGACACCAACCTCAATGTTTACGTAGCCGTCTTCAATACTTGATGCCGAGTTGTTTGACGAATCGCAAATGATGTAAAACGCATTATTAGCGCTTGCACCCTTTAGGTTTCCCTTAGCCCAGAAATCAGTAAGAGTGCTGGACAACGAAACCTTGATGCGATCCCACAAACGCTCATCGTTTGGTTCAAATACTGCAAACTGTGTTTGAGCATCTAAGACAACACGGAGGTACGAAAGGGTACGACGGATCGTGATGTACTTGTCTGGACGGTTCTTAGCAAGGGTACGAGCACCGTTAATAACGGTTCCGCCACCTGCTACCAACTTTAAGCAGTTAACGTTGTTTGTGTTGTACAACGTTCCTTGATCTGCATCTGAAATGGTTGATACCAAACCAAATACGTTTTGCAAGTCCAAGAAGTAACCAGCAGGAGCCTTTGCTACACCACGGAGGTTCTCCGAACGTACGTACGCACCAGCAATCGCTCCACCTGCGTAGGTGTCACGGATAGCAGTTGGACCGCTCTTTGATGGGTCATACATTTTCAATGCTGGGAAGTACACAGCACCGTAACCACCGTTGCTGGTGCTATAACCAGAAATGGCAGTTTGTACGTCAGCCTTAGTTGCGGCTGAGAGTGCTGAGTCAATGATTACAAAAGCGTCACCACGTCCAGCCGCATAAGCCAATGCTTGGTTTACACGAATGCTGGATGTTTGACCAACAAGGTTGATCAACAATGGACCTGTTACAGAATCCAAGTTGGTAACGGCGGTAGCCCATTCGGTGTCTGCACTTACAGCACCTGGGGTAACTGCATCCGAACCACCAGTCAACGAGAATGAAGTGACATAGTCCGCAAGACCGATTCCTGAAACAGTAATTGTGGCGTTGCTTGCAATGGTTGCAGGGGTTCCCTGTACTTTTACATACGAAGAATAAAGTTCAAGAACTGTTTTGAAGTAACGGCTTGAGGAAGCATCAAATGACAACTCTTGCCAACGCTCTACTTCAACTGATGACCCTCCACGAGTCTGGTTAACAACCAATGAGAACAGTGACGAAGCCTGTACTTTTGGTGCTGTTGAAACGTCTGCCAATGTGTTTGGGTCAAACGAAAGGGTTACTGAAACAGCGTCTCCCCATGCACCCTTTGAAGCCGCTTCCAAAACAAACATAGTTGAAGGAGCCGAAGCACCAGTCAATGTTCCTTGGAACGTGTATGCCGAGGCTACAGCGGTGGTGTCAAGTACACGTGACACATAAGCGTCACGACCACCGTTAGCAAAGTAATGATAAACGGCATAACCCGTATCATAAGTTTGCGACAACTCACCAAACTTGGACTTGTAATCATTCCAAGAAGTGATAAGTGTTGGGGTAGCAGGACCACGTTCTGCGAAGCCTACAAAAGCGGCGGCAGAAGTAGCAGTCCGTGGTGCAATGTTACTGGTGAATGGAGTTTCACGTACGTAAACTCCTGGGCGATCGTATGCCATTTTTACTCCTAAATCAGGGGTGACTTACAGGGATTCAAATTAATTTGTCTGTTCAATTGTAGTTGAAACAGTACTTACTTTCTTGAGACCAGTTAGTGCTGAGGTGGTAATTTCAGAGTTCATTTGTAAAGTATATATTTTGCGGAAAATGCGCTTACGGTAACCAGCCTCTGGGTCCAGAAGGTCGGCTGTTGACCAATCTAAAAGGTCCAATCTTCGTGACGTTCCGTCCGCCCCTATAACAATTGAACTGTATTTAAATGGCACAACATTTGTAAGCATTTGTGCGGCTAGTTGTCGGTCATGTAAAGCACTTCTGGTAAACGTAGAAACTTGGTATAAAAGGTCTACAGGGGTAAATTCTGTAGTTCGGTAGAGGTCATTACCTGCTAGCGGAGGGGAACTAGCCGAAGAAGTGCTAGGCCAGTAATTGAGATTACTTGGGTGCCCTTCTCTGCCCGTGTACAAGAATGATTCAGAGTGCTGACGGTTGTTAGCATGGACAATGTCAATCAGTTCAATCGTGATAAAAGGGTAATGCCTTTCGGTTTCCCCTTCTGGATATCGGAAAAAGACTTGAACAGGACGAGCGGCATCACGATCATCTGTAACAGTCAGACCGCTAAAATGAAGTTTAATGGCTTCGTCTTCGGCAAGTATGAACCCTTGTCTCATACTTTTTCCAAGCCCTTCTTAATCTCTCGTTCAAGGACTTTATGGATGCGGTCTGCACCACGAACCGCCGATTTACGCAAGATGGCTTGAGGGTTAGATGTAGGACCACCATATTCGGTGTCAACAGCCTCTTCACCTGTAGCCGTGTACTTAAACTTTGAATTATCTACGTCATATGTAACTTTAGCGGTTGCTTCAATACCTTTGTCTGCGTAGTTACGTTGTAAACGATCATCTTCTTCCAACATGGCGGCGGCAATAGCGCTGGCAACAATAGAAGGAAGGTCGGTAGTCTGGCGCATCAAACGATTAAGCACGTAAGGCTCACCTGACAAAAACGGTCTAGAACTTGATGGCGTAGGCGTATTAAAGCCATTCATAATGCATCCTTAAGTTCTAGGCGTTGGACCTCTTGGCGCTCACCAAGATTGATTTAAGTTTATCAAATACTAGGCAACGCTGTAGGCCAAGGTAGGTTCTGAACACCCATTGCTTGTGGACCTGGATCAAATGGCATTTCTTGATTTATGTACACTTCAATGCCTTCAACGACAACCATAACGTCATCACGTAAACGACCACGCACACGATAGGTGGCAATAGAGAAATAACGACCGTCATAAAAGAACATGTCGTTTAGGTGATTCTGGTATTCAAAAGGGTCGGTAACTCCAGCGTTCCTGAAGTCCTCAATGGATGACACAAAGTTGGTGAGTTCTACGGGTTGGCGACCTTCAGGGATGGCTCGCTTTTGATCTTCAGTTTCTGTAATTATTAAAGTAGGGATGATTACACCAGACTTATACTTCCTACCGCCTGTTCCTACGATTCCTTCGTCATAGACATCATCGTAGATAGAGCCAGCGCTGGCTGGGGTTGTAAAAGGAAGGTATTCAAACCAAACTATTGACTCGCCATAGTTTCTCGTGTACTCACGATAATGGCGGCGGATCTGGCTTACTTCACGCCGTAAATCCATTAGAAGTACGTATTGTTGACATAGCCTTGTTGAGGCTCCATGTCCACAAATACGTCCTCACGTAGGTTGTCAATTGGGTCTTCTTCCAATTGAATAACTTCTTTATCGCTATTCGGGAACACACGTTCGGTAGGACCATAGTCGCCAAGTTCTTTAGCCTTGAAGATTGGAACGTAACGATTGGTTGTGCGAGATACACGACGTAGATTAAATATTTCAATTCTGTCAACACCAATGTTAAGAGCACGAGCCTGTGTCTGGTATTGGTTGCTCCAGTAAGCAAGAAGGCTTTGAACCATACGGAAGCGCTGACTTGCTGGGATATGGATGGACTCTGAAGTCATAACGTCAATGTCACGACTAAACTCCGACATCAAAGCACCAAGGGCTTCTACGATGCACCCAATACCAATAGTCTCAATGATTAGTTGAGCCATGTTTTCTAGTGGTATCTCAAGACTAAAGGTATGTTGAGAGATAGCCTGCTTGGCGTAAAACTCTAGGTCTTGTGGGGAAACCCATTCATAGTGGTAACCCTCAACCATGATCTTGGCATTAGATGCAGGGGTTGTAGCCAAACGAAGAAGACCATTACGACTGTCTAATGAGTATTGTGAAGTAGTCAGTTCACTTACTGAAGCGCCAACGTTGGTGGCAACCCATAATGTACCAGCATCAATGTTAGGATGACCTAACTCGTAAGTCCTACCCACAGAGTCAAAAGACACCTGAAAGAACTTAGGGAAGTCTCGTAGATATGTCCGAGCCACTTCCGTTACATCATCAATGATCTGTTGGGAGTAGGTAGACATGCTTACAGTTTACTTCAAATTACTGATCTCCTGAGCCAGCCCCAGGAACAGTGTCACGTATTGGCTGATTGACTTCTGGTTGTGTTTCCCTGTGGCGGTGGGACATAGTACCCAATACACGGGTGATGTCGGCTACGGTTCCTGTTGGTTTAGGGATTGGGCGTTCAAGAGTCATTAAAAACCACCTTCTGCTTTGGCTTTTTTGTAGTTAGCCCAAGTTCCATTAATAAAGTTATTAAACATAAAAGCGGCATTTGTATATGTATTAAAAGATTGAGACATATGGGAAATGCCATCTTCAAAGGCTTCACACATTTCATTTACGGATAATCGTAAGTTTTCAATTATGTGTGCTTTAAAAGCAGGTATAAAACTTTCATCTGTTTCAGCAATTTCAATTAATAAATGAGGTTCTTGTGCTGTGATATATGCATTTTTATATTTAATTAAAGGACCATTTAAAGTTTTAATTAGTTCGTATGACATATTGTTACCATTTTCCTATCGGGCAGGTTGCCCCTTTAAGTTGTGCTTTGATTTTCATAAAACAACCACATTCTTTACAAGTCATAGTTGGTGTAAACAAACGAGGACATTCACGACAAATGTCCAAACGTTGTTCTGGAGTAAGTTCATCCGTGTTCATACAGGAGAGTATATAAACCTTTCCATGCCTGTTGCTGGCGTTCCAGATGTAATAGGAGCCAATATAAATCCATGACGCATAGAGGTAGTTGGGCTAGATGGAGTATTAGTCAAAGTTTGAACAGTAGTCCCACCATTCATCATGGCAGTTGCTGTAATGACGCCAGCCTTAGAAATGTTTGCTTGCACATACCCAATTGTGGATGTTGCAGTTGTGCTTGTTTCAATTGCTAATGTACTAACTTCTGAAATAGTTCCAGCAACTGATTTAATCAACTTAATTTTATAAGTGTATTGAGCGGTTGCCGCATAGGTTGCTCCTGTTGTAGTACATGTTTGTGAAACAGTAACGCAATTAGAAGCAGCCGCACCTACATAATTTAATTGATATGGTTGGGAGTAATAATTAGGATATGTTCCACAGATACATTCAATACCAGTATCACTGCACCCACTAGGACAACCGTACACATAACAACCAGTTCCAGACAAAGTCTGCCCTCCTGGACATGAATAACTACATGATGTGTAACTACAGTCATATGTAGTATCTGGTAATTTACAGTTAGTACCCGTGAGGGTTCCTCCAGAAGGACATGTATACCCGTAGGTTTTGTCGGTTACTACAGCCCACCAGTTGCTTGCGTCTTGAACCCAAAAAGCCACTCCCCAACCGTGGGTATCTGCGGTTCCGTAATCAACACGAACGTTTACAGCGTTTGTATTGGCATTAAAAACAGCAAGAGGGTATGAAGAAGCCGCAGTAGCGGTGTATGACTTACCCCCTACAACAGACCATGAGCCACGTGTGCTGGTCCAGCGTTGCGCTAGAGAACCTGTTCCTGAAAACTCGTCTGTAAATGCACGAGTAGCGGAAACTGCGGAATCTACAATTCCTGGAATCATAGATTAATCCGTAAGGTTTCCGATAGCCACCCAACTATTAGGACCACGCTTAATCAAAGTGCAAGCCGCCCATTGGCTAAGGAGTTTACGCTTACCGCTATCTGTGTTTAAAGTAACTCCTGCCGTCGGTACCAACGTTACTTGTCCTGCACCTGTCTGAATAATGTCAATACGATCACCCGTAGTGAACGCAACAGAATCAGTAGGGATAGTAAGGTTGCATGCTGAACCACTTGCTACTTCAACCAATTTGCCCAAATCACTTAACACCAAAGTGTACGAGTCAGATACGGCATTGATTGTTGAGTTAAAACCTGCACGAGGAGTCCCCGTTGCCAGTTTGGCGGCTGTCACAGAAGCATCTGTAAGTTGAGTAGTTCCAACGGTTCCAGCAGTGATTGCTGAACCAGCAAGGTTTGTAAGTGATGCACCAGAACCACTAAATGAGGTTGCTGTGATGGCACCTGCGGTAAAGTTACCGCTTGCGTCACGTTGAACAATAGTGTTAGCCGTATTGGCAGATGCCATTGCCACGTAGGTAGCAAGGTTGGTCCATGTTGAGGCGCCAGTCTTTACATAGACCTGTGATTGCCCGCTATTAGC